GGCATAATAACTACGGTCGGCCTGCGTGATGCAGGCCAGACTATGCCCCCGTGGCGGAATCGGTAGACGCAACTGACTTAAAATCAGTCGCCTTTGGCTTGTGGGTTCGAGTCCCACCGGGGGTACCGGAAAAAACGGCCGTGAACCGTTGGAAACACTAGGGTCGTAAAAGTCACGCAGCCTCGGCAGGCCGTTTTGAGCACGGAATGAGCGCGGACCTGAGCAGAATCGCGTTCATCGCCTCGCCCACCGCATCGAGATCATCATCGAACAGATCCGCGTAGATGTCCAGGGTCATCGCCGCGCTCTTATGCCCGAGCTGCGCCTGCACCGCCTTCACATTCGCGCCGGACCGCACCATCAGCGATGCGGCAGTATGACGCAGGTCATGCACCGTCATAGGCTTCAGGCCCGCCCTCTTGACAGCGCCAGCATACCATGAGCCATCCTTGGGCTTCGGCTGGCGCATATGCCCGTCCAACGGCCCCGCGAACAGCAGATCATCCGCGCCCCTGCCCTCCCCAAGCCGTCTCAAAGGCTCGTCAAGCGCCTCGGGAAACACAACCGTCCGCGCCTCCCAGCTCTTCGGCAGACCCACCACGATGCCATTGCCGACCTGAGTCGCCGACACGCGCACGCTGATCCGATGACGATCGAAATCAACATCCCGCCACCGCAGGCCGATCGCCTCGCCCCACCGCAAGCCGACCGTGCCCAGCAGCAGCACCAGCACCGACCGCTGGAAATCATCCCCACTATGACGATGCCCCTTCCCATCCACGCACGCCGCAGACAACGCATACAACTCATCAACAGACAGATACGCATGCGCTCGCACGCTCTTGCGAGGCAATGCGAGACCTCGGGCAGGATTGCGCGCCAGACGCTGGTCACGCACCGCATCATCGAGGATGCCCGCGAGGATCCTGACCGAGCGCAGCACCACGCTGGCACTCCTGCGCTCGCTGAGGTCGGATATCCATTCCTGGATCTCGGAGGGCTTCAGGTCCTTGATCTGCCGTGCCGCCCATGTTGGCCTGACGTGCGTCGTCCATGTGGTTTCGAGGCTGCGCATGTAGCTGGGCTTGCATGAGGTCTTCTGCTTGGCCATCCATGCCGGCTCCAGCCTGCCTATGCTGATGGCTCCCGCCGATTCGGTCACGAACGCGCCGTGGTTCTTGCTTGATTCCTTCTCGACAGCCCACCGGCTGGCGTCCAGCTTGCGCCGGAACCCGCGCTTGGTGGTGGTGCCGCCGTCGGGCTTGCGGTAGCGCACCATGTACCTGATGCCCTTGTCGGTCTCGTATGATTTGATGCTGGCCATATGCACGCCTTTCCGATTCACTCGCTCCGGCCGACATTTCCTTGCTCGTTTGCATAAATACAAGCACAGATGAAACGGATTCGAGATCCTATTCATGTTTTTCTTTTTCGAAATAATCCCGTTTGAGATCATCGAATGGCATTATCCTGATTAGATCAGAACGGTTCATTGGAGCAACCACTTCCTGCTCGGCCTGGACATTGCCCCGTGCCGGCACTGAACTGATATCCACTGCATTCCGGGCTTTTATCTCTATGACGAGTCCCCTGAGGGACTTCGACGCATAATACGAATCCATGAAATGCTCCGGGGCTTTGGTGAACGAAACCCAGTGCCCGTCGAATCGGATACTAGAAGGATCCCGCTGCTCCTCCCACCTCTTATGACGTTCATCGAATAGTTCTTTTTGGGATGCTGCACCGTATGCTTCCCAGTCGGGAAAATCGCCGAATTCAGGTTCGGGGTCGCCTCCCTGAAAAATTCTGTACAACGGCCTGCCCTCCGGATAACGCAATTCCGGATATCTTTCGAATACACACTTCCAAAATAAATCCGTTTCATCAAGATTGGCGCGTCCCGACGAGCCTAAAGGGACCTTCTGCCAGTTGTTGATTGCGCTGATTAGTTCTTCATCCATATAAATCCCGCTTCCCTCGCCGCCAATGTTTCCCGAATCGTATCCTTAAGAAAAGGACCCCGCCGAAGCGGGGCCTTGCAATGGCATCGGCGCGCCGTCAGTCGTTCAGATGCTGGATGGCGTAGTCCGCCTCCTGCTGAGTGAACTTCTCACCATCTGGACTGGTAAGCTGATCATGGATGGCGTCCGGCGACATATTCATCTGCGACTGATAGTTCTTGGCTTGCGCCAGGGCATTGGCATTGTAATCGGCCTTGAGATTATCAACGGCATACTGCCCCGCCTGCTGGCTGAATTTCTCGCCATCCTGAGAGGTCAGCTGGTCATAGATCCCCTGCTTGCTCATATGCATCGTGGAGGAATACGCCGCCGCCTTAGCCAATGCGCTCGCATACTCGGCAGGAACGGCCGGAGTCGATGCAGGACTCTGCGGCTTCGGTGCTGCAGCGCTCGCTGCCGCCGATGTCTGCGATGTGGCTGCCGATGGGCTGGCTGTTGTCGTCTTGCCTCCGCTGGTGGATATGGAGTAGACGATTATCACGGCTATCGCCACGATGAGCCAGAACCATATGCGCTTGTATATGGGCTTCTTGGTTTTCTCTGCTCCGCGTTCCTTCTTTGCCATGATACTTTCTTCTTTCTGACGTGAGGCGTTTCCGTCTCTCTCTTTTTTCCTACTTCGCGGCCGTTCCCAATAGCGGACGGTCAAATTTGTCGGGTTACACTCGCAGATACATGGAGTCGTGCAGCCATTCGCGGTATGCGAATATGGTCTGCGGCATCACGTCCAGTTCTCTGGCAAGCCATAGCGGGTTGTCGTAGACTTTTTCCGCCGCCATGTATTCCAGCGGGTCGATGATCATACGCGAGGCCTCCATGTCGGCTCGCCTCTCCATATGATTTCTGCTCCCGTAGCATCGCCCGTCATGGTGCCTGGCGTGGCTGATCTCATGGGCCAGCACCCAGCGGCGCTGCGTGGGGCTGAGCCGGTTTGACAGATAAATGGCATGCTCCTCCCCGTCGTAGGCTCCGAGAGAGCCATGCGCCGTGGGAATGGTGTATACGCTCGCCCATTTCAACGCCTCGGCCTCCACATCGATCATGGCATCTCCTCATACGCCTGCTGCTCGGCATCGATGTCGCCGTGTTTCGCGGCCAAGCCAAGCTCGTCAATATGCATCGCCCTGTACTTGGCCTTAGATAAATCGAACTCATCCGAATCGTCAATCTGTCCGTTTTCGGCTAGAGAATCTTCTGCTTCACGATTGCCATGTCTTGCGTCTTCTAGGATTTGCTGCAAGATCAGTATCGGATCAGCACCGCAGACATCGCAAATTACCAAAAATTCAGAAAGTCTCATCGGTGCACTCTTGCCAAGGCGAATATCCCTGACTCTTGAATATTTCACCACGCCATCGGTCTCGTCGGCGAAATCTCGCAGACTAAGGCCTCTCTCATCAATGAGTTTTGCGGCTCGCGATTTAGCTGCTTTGTCTACGAGTCTCCACGGATAGCTTCTTCTTGGCATGGTCACAGATTACGCCTTGTTGGTACTTAGACACGCCGTGTTGGCATTTATCAACACCTGAGTTATGGTTAAGTCATGAATATGTTGGAAAGTAACAACAGACGATCGGCAATCGCCGTCACGAACTTACGTCGAGCAGTCCGCGCATCGGGACACTCCATGTCTCGGATTGCAAAAGATCTCGGCATTGACCGTCACACAGTCTCTCACAATCTTGCAACGGCAGATATATCACTTCCGAAATTCCTAGCATTCGCGGAAATGGCCGGAGAGGATCCACTAAAAATACTCAGCGACTCCATCTCTCATGATGACGATTCGCTGCGCTCGCAGGATTAGAGATGGCGCGGTAGTTGCTTACAGGTATGAAAATGCCCCCGGTTGCAGCCGGGGGCGGATGTCAGGAGAAAGGGCATTCAGATGACTAGCACCATTCTAGCGCCGCAGCAGGAATTGTGGTCGCCCAAGCGCACGGCCGAGTATTTGGGGCTGAGCACGGGCACGCTGGCGAACTGGCGTTACCAGGGAAAATACCTGCGCTACGTGAAGGTCGGCGCTGCGATCCGCTACGAGCCGAATGTGGTCATGCGGTTCAAGCGCGAGGGGATCCGGCATGGGACGGGAGAGGAATCATGAAACGCGGCGAATTGCTGTGGCTGCTGATTCCGGCGGTCCTCCTGCTGGCGGGCACATGGTCGGGAATCTGGTGGGTGTACGGCCTGCTGCATGGCGTGTTCTCGTGGCTGCCGTTCGGGATCGGGCTCGTGGCTCTGACGGGGCTGCTGATTATCGGTGACGACTGGTGAGCGGCGAAGCGCCATTGTGGCACTTGGGCTGCCCGAGCTGGCCATTGACCGATGAGGGCAAGCGTATGGATGTTGCGGAGTTGTTCGGCGAGCTGACGCGGACGATCAGCGAGCTTAATTCGCGTGACGACTACCCGTACATATTTTTGCAGCCACGCGATATGCGGGATGTGGTCGTACGGGATGGGCGCATCACGCTGCTCGTGCCGATGGCTGATAAGAGCAGGTTAAGGAGATAGGACATGGCGGATGCCAATAGTTTCACGATCGTGGGGACGCTGACGGCCGACCCGGAGCTGCACGACACGAGCGGCGGAGCTTCGGTGGCCTCGTTCACGATCGCGCGCAATGAGCGCCGGTACGACAAGAAATCCAATTCGTGGGTGGATGGCGACGCGCTGTTCATGCGCTGCTCGTGCTGGCGCGACCTGGCCGAGCATGTGTCCCAGTCATTGGGCAAGGGACAAAGGGTCGTCGCGACTGGGGGCTTGAAGCAGCGCTCCTATCAGGCGCAGGACGGGTCGAACCGGACGGTCATAGAGCTGCAGGTGGAGTCGATAGGCCCTGATCTGAGGTTCACAACCGCGCAGGTATTCCGCGTGCCCAAGGGCACCGGACGGGGATTCGTAGGACGCAATGCGAGCAAGGGAGCCAATAATGTGGATGATTCAAGCCAAGCCCCGATACCGGCGGTCGGAACCGACCCATTCAGCCAGTCGGCGGCGGCTGATGAGTTCGGGGGCGACGATGCCCAGTGGTGACATTACGAGCATCGATTTCACGCTGACCAAGTCGCAGATCATCAAGGACAACGGCAGCCGGGGCATAAGCTTCCGCTCCGGACAGCGCTACCACGATGCAGAAGGCGAGCGCAAGCGCGCGCTGAAGCAGCTCGCGTATTACGCGGGCCTGAATCGTGGCTGTCCGCGAGCGGGGTTTCCGGTGTTCGAGCGGGTGCGGGTGCTGTGCGTTGTCTGCTACCCCAAGGGCGTGGGCCGGGCTGATCCGGGCAACCTGAGCCATACGGTCAAGCCGCTGATCGATGGGCTGACCGAGGCGGGCTTTTGACCGGATGACGACAGCGTGCATGTGCAGGGGCCGGACTACCGGCGCGGCCCGAACAATCCCAAAAGCGGCATATGGACTATCCGGTTCGTGTTCCGCGACTGGGAGCACTGGGAAACCAAATAGGCAATTTTAGAAAGGGCAATCATGGACAATCAGATAATCAACCTCAGCGTGGAGCATCTGCACCCGCACCCGTCGAACCCGCGCAGGGATGTGGGCGACGTCAAGGACCTCGCGGACTCGATCAGCGCGCAGGGCATCAAGCAGAATCTGCTCGTGGTGCCGCAGGATGCGGATGGCGAGTACACGGTCATCATCGGCCATCGTCGCCTGGCGGCGGCCAAGCTCGCGGGAATCCAAGAGGTGCCGTGCAAGATCGAACGGCTGGACGCGAGGCAGCAGCTCGAATTGATGATCGTCGAAAACAGCCAGAGAAGCGATTTGCGCCCCATCGAGGAGGCGGACGCCTATCAGGGCCTGCTGGACCTCGGGGCCACGCGCAAGCACATCGCCGAGAAGACCGGCAGATCCAGCCGGTATGTGGGCGAGCGCCTGAAGATCTCGAAGATTCCGGCGGAGGTGCGTGCCCTGTCCGCTGATTTCGCGCAGCTGAGCCTCATGGAGCTGCAGGCGTTGGCGGAGTTCGAGGATGACCGGGACGTGCAGGTGAGACTCGCGCAGGTGGCGGGCACAGGCAACTGGGACTGGGAGCTCTCGCAGGCTCGCAGGGCGCGCGATGAGGCGAAGTGGCTGGAGGGTGCGACGGCGGAGATCCACCGGCTTGGCCTGGCGTACCTGCCCGAGGAACTGCGGCCGGAATACACCTGGGACAATCCCAAGGGATACGAGCACGCCACATGGTTCGGCTGCGAGGATGGGACGTTCGCCAAGCAGTGGAGGGAGTGGGCCAAAGGGCAGGAGCACGTGGACAAGGCGTTAGTCATGGCCACGGATGACAGAGTGCACGTCTATCTGCCCAAGGCAGGGCGCGAGGAGAGTGCGGCGGAGAAGAAGCTGCGCCGGCAGCGCGCCGAGGAGCGCCAGCGCAAGCGCGACGCGCAGCAATTGGACAGCGATCTGCGCGGCCTGCGCGAGACATGGGTCCACGCGAATCTGCACGGCCTGAGCAATGATGCGAAACGGGCGCTTATCGAGGGCTTGGCGCTCGCCGACCTGATGACCGGCACGGACTGGGGCGTGGGCGCGTTGCGCGGCGACTCGAACTGGGATGACCTGCTCATCCAAAGCTACAATCGCATGGCATCCAAGCCGCTCCCAGTCACGGAAAAGGACACGAAGAACGGCATATACCACCTGCTCGAGAAGACCAACATCCTCGAGCTGAGGGAGCGCCAGCGCTCGCATCCCCTGGACGAGCTGCTGCTCCTGCTCCTAGCCCGCAGGGAGGCGAGCATCAACTATGAGACATGGTCCTATCCCGGCTCCATCGGAGAGGATTACCGGCAGAGGGCCAGCGATTATATCGGCCTGCTGTGCAAGCACGGATACCAGCCATGCGACGCCGAGAAAAAGGCGCTCGCCGGAGAGGGGTTGAACTCATGAGAACGCTATCCCATGTCATGGCCGATACGCTGCTCTCGATCTACCGGCGCAACCGGTATCCGGCTGAGACCAATGACAGCCCCACGTTCCAGGGATTGCAGGAATTGGGGCTTATCCAGCCGGACTACACGGGCGTATGGCAGTTGACCGAGACCGGCCGGCAGGCCGCCAGCAGACTACTCAAGAGGTGATGGAAATGACAATGAAGGCAACGAAATGGGCGCTCTATGAAGCGCCTGTAGGCGACGACACGGAAGCGAGGCTCGCACTGGTAGCGCTCGCCGACAGCGTGGACGACAACGGCCGGCCGACCGGAATATGCACGCTGAACCAGGTCATGAATATGACGCATATCAGCATGGATAGCAGCCGGGATGCGCTATGGAGGCTTCTCGACGCGCGGATAGCGCACGAGACCGGCCACGGCATCAGCATCGACATGCACTCCACAGCTAGCAGCATGACCGAAGCGAAGCGCAGCGAGGCCATAGACCGGCTGACAGCGCTGCTCAAGGACACGAATGCGGCGCTCGCCGATATCTCGGAGAGGTTGGGCGCGCGATGACGTATTTCAGGGTGTGCGATGATTTCAGCGACCACCCCAAGGTCGAGGGCCTGTCATTGGCCGCGGTGGGATTGTGGACTCTGGTCGGCTCGTGGTGCGGAAAATTCTCGAATTCCGGGAGTTTTTCACGAGAAAGAGTCAAGAAATTGGGCGGCAGCAAGCGACTTATCGACGAGCTTATAGCCCACAATCTATGGGAGACGGACGGGGAAAACCTCAAGTTCCACGACTTCAACGGCAACGGGAATCCGACCAAGAAACAGGTAGACGATTTCCATGAGAAACGTTCGAATGCCGGGCGTAAGGGCGGTTCGAGACCAAGCAAACCGCAAGCAAACACGCAAGCAAACGCCAAGCAAACAGGCAAGCAAACGCCAAGCACGGTGCTTGCGGATGACACTAAGCAAAATGGAACCCTAAACCTAAACCCTAAACCTAATATTCTCTCTACAAACAACGTAGAGAGAGTGGCGCCAGCGCCTCCCTCGCCCGACATCGAATCATGGAAGCCCAAGCCGAGCCACTACCAGTCTGCCATGGGCCTGTGCGACAGGGGCTACCAGCTCGTGGACGTGAACGACCTGGCCGAGGAATTCCGGCTCGCCATCCAGGCCAAGGGCATCGGGCACTACGGGTACCGCGACCTCGACGCGGCATTCGAGAGCTGGGTGCGCAAGCGGGCCAAGAGCCTGCGCGACCAGCGACAGGCCAGCATGCCCAGCTACCCGCCGGCACCGGCAGCGCCGGGCGAGCATCCCAAGACGCCGCACCGGCATACGTGGAAATGCGAGCACACGCTCGCTCTCCTGCACCGCGACGAGGCCACGGCAGAGCCCGACGACACGGCCATGCACGCCGCCCAGCTGCTCAACGACGGCAAGGGCGCGTCCGAGGCGCTGGAAGCGCTCGGCTTGGAATCGGACGAGTTGGAGGCGATCGCATGACCCGCATTGCCCATCGGGGAGCGGCGCAGGGCGAGCGGCGCATGGACGAGACTCCCGCGGCCCGGCATATCAGCCGCAGCCACTACCCCGAGGATCTGCTCGAGCTCGCGATGGCCGATTCGGACGTGATCGAGGCGATGCGCGACAACCGGTACGACATCCAGCAGGATGCTCCAGACAGCGATCCGGCGTCACGGTACGGCGGCCGACTGGGATTCGGGTATTTCGAGATCCCCACGCCCGAGGATCTCGAGCGCGGCGCTTCGAGGGCCGCGCACTATCGCGAATACCGGCGTCGATACCGTGCCACGCATCAGGAGCGATGCCATGAATGGGATCGGCGCGCGCATGAGAAGCGCAGGGGGAAGCGGTCATGACAAACGTGAGCGAATCAGTGGATTGGGAGCATATGACGCCCTCGCGCCTTGACGGGCATCGTTTCGTCGGCCAGCTCAAGTCCGGCGCGATGCTGGACAGCCACCTGCGACAGCGCAAGAACAACCTGCTGTGCGACGCGGACGACATCGTGACGGTCATGTACCGGAGGGCCGACGGGCGCATGCGGCTCAACAGGGGCTTTATGTCAATCAACGTATTGGAGGAGACAAGATGATCACAGCGACCGAGGAGGCGGCACGCGTCTACCCATATTGCGCTCTGCCGGCCGATACGCAGAGCGCTGATTTCCAGCAGCGCCATTACGAAGCGAACGCGGACAACCTGCGCCGCAGCATGCTGCGCCTGGCGTTCGAGCGGGGAGCCGCATGGCAGGCCGGACAGCCGCCCACAATCGAACCCACAGGCGACGAGATAGGCGCCGCGGCCAAGCTCCTGTACGCCACGAAAGCATGGAGCCGATTGAAAGAGAAGCAAAAGCCATGGGAAAGCACGACGCAGAAGATCCGTGACCGGTATCTGATGAATGCCCGATCCGTGCTGCAGACCGCCCGCAAGGCGGGAATGGAGGAATCATGATAGCAATCGATGAGGCGAGGAAGCTGTATTCCCACCCGGATGCGCGAGCTGTCGCCCATAGCCGCACGTTCGATCTCGACGAGCTGCGCGCATACCAGCGGGCGGCGTACTTCATCGGCCGCACCGCAGCGCCCACGGAAGCCGAGATCGAGGCCGCCGCCATCGAGATGTACCGGCAGGAACTGTGCACGATCCGCGATTGCGAGGCGACCACAGACGAAGCGATCGAAGCGCTGTACGAGATGATCGGCGACAACGCCATCGCCGATGACACGCGCCGGATGGTGCACGAGCGCGCCGCCCTGGTGCTCGAATCCGGAAGAAAGAAAGTGATGGAATAACCATGCAGATCATCAGCATATCCCGGCTCGACGCGATCGACTTCGCCCGCAATCTGCTGAACGCGGCCTTCGACGGGGACAACGACATCGTGGACAGAAAGCACGAGTTCATCTACCACATCACCAGTGAAACGGAGCAATCATGACCGTCAACAAGAACATTTGGGACGTCGACCGCGAGCAATACCACCAACTCAAGGAACAAGCCACAACACCGACACTGGAAGGAATGGAATCATGAGCGCAGTGGAGGATGAATCGGCACGACGCTACCCGGCCAAGTACTGGCCTCGCCATGAGCCTGACGGTGATCACCCCGGCAAGCTCGCGTATCTGGACGGCATCACGACCGACGATCTGCAAGCAGCATTCGAATCAGGTGCGCAATGGCAGGCCACGCAGCCGTTCACGGCAGTGCAAGTCGAAGAAGCGGCCAAGCAGATTTATCTGGCTGTGAGCGCTGCTGTGGATGAGTATGACCATTGGATGGGCACGTTCAAGGCTCTTGCAGTCTGGGATGATCTTGCCGAAGAAGGCAGGAAATTCTACCGAAAGTCCGCTCGGGATGCGCTCGAAGCGGTACGCAAGACGGTGCTGGAATGAGCGACTACGTGCCGGGCATTGCTGATTTCACGACATGTCGATTGCCGAAAATCGGACGACTGGATGGCGGAAAGCTGGCCCGCTGCCCGTATTGCGGGCTGTGGTGGCGCGTGAAGTTCCACGGCTCGCGTGATTGGGATGACTGCTATTCCAGCTGGGAGCATGTCGGCTGGCTCAGACTGCACACGCAATACCGCAACGAATACAAACACTGGAAATCACTAGGAAGGAAGAAATCATGACAGTAATGGAGCTACTGGAACTGCTGAATAATGCGAAGAGAGATGGATACGGGGATTACCCCGTCCATATCACGTTAGGGGCGTTAAGCGCACCGGCGCATACCATCCGCATAACCGTTGGCGACAAGGTAGAAATCATCAGGGAACCCGCCGAATGAGCCGGCCCACACGCAAAACCTGCAACCTCGTGGATGAGCGGGACGGCTGCTGCTGCGTGCGATGTGGCAAAAGTCTCTATAGCACGCTCACCTTCAGCCGCCACCATCGTCGCATGCGCTCGCATTCATTCTCGGGCTTGCACAATCCAAGCAATGTCATCGACGTGTGCGGATCCGGGGACACGGGATGCCACGGGTATATCCACGCCCACCCGGCCGAATCCTATGAGAAGGGATGGCTGGTGAGAGGCAACACCAATCTGCTTCCTGTCGACGTGCCCATCCTGACTGCCCGCCATGGCTGGGTGTTCCTGGACGACGACGGCCACTGGACGCCAATAGAAGAACCAACTGAATCGGAGGAATCATGAAAGTGCACGAGCTGGCAGAAAAGCTGGAGGAGCTGGAGGTACGGGGCTTCGGGGATTATCCCGTCATATTCAGCACTGAGTACGGGGACGAGCAGATACACAACACCAGCCTCGTGCAGAACCGCTATATCGAGCTCTCATCGGAGGAACTGCAATGAAAACCACCATCACCATCACTGGGGGCGAGGGAGAGAACGCGAACACGATCATCGTCGTGCACCCCATGCCCGACACGCGCAGCAGGCAGGAGCAGTCCACGCCGCGAGAGGGCACGTACGGCCCCGTCGAGACGAAGAGCGAGACGGACGACGAGATGCTGCGGCGACTGCAGTCCAAGGCATGGAGGCAGGGAGCGATGACGGCGTTGAGACAGCTCGGATACAACGACGCCGCCTACCAGATAAGCAGCATCCACGAGAAAAACCCGTACGAGGAGCAGGCGAAATGACCGCCGGCGCCATCGAACGGGAATCCGAACCGCTCCTGCGCATGACCGAGGAGCCGCAATTGGCAGACCCGCAGTGGTCGGACGCGATCGCAGCCGAGATCGATCGGATCAGGTCCCTGAACTTCGACCGCATAGCCGAAAGCCCGCTGCCCCTGGACAAGCTCGCCAACCAAGACAAGAAAGACAAGAAAGAAGAGATCATGGACTGCATCAAGAACGCCGACGAGTACCTGCTGTGGGTGGATGTGGAGACCACTGGGCTGGACCTCGAAGCGAACTCGATTTTGGAGATCGAGCTGCGCCTGACCGATATGTCAGGTAAGCTGCAGAACCGTTTCCATGACATCGTCACGCCTCCTGAAAGCGTCAGATTCGACCGCAGCGCGCTCGAGATGCACGCGTTCAACGACCTCATACTGGCAGCGTGCGGCAAGGAAATGACGATGTGGCATTCGGCGGCGCGACTGCGCGACTGGCTCCGCGACACCATGGACAAGCAGGACGCCATAAAAGATACTTGGCATCCGGCAGGAAGCTCGGTGCATTTCGACCTCGCGTGGCTCAAACGCAATGGCGTCGACATCGACTACTACACGCCGATCAGCCACCAGCGTCTCGACCTGACCAGCATCCGAATCCTCATCAACGCGATAGACCCCAGCCTATGGCACGACATCACCGAAGACATACCCCAGACCGACCACCGGACCACCAGCTGTTTGGACAGGGACATCGACACCTACCAGCGCATCCGCGCATGGACCACCGACACCATCACCAAGCTCGACGAAACGAACACGCGATGAACAACACCGAACAAGCCCAAGCCGAAGCGCTCGCCGCCAGCCTATGCGCCCGCATCGTCCAGATACAAGACGACCTCGAACGAATCAAAGACATCAGAGGCGACGATGCCGGCCCCGACGACTTCCACACGTCGAACCTCCTCGCGCTCGCCGAAAGGGACGCCGCGCAGCTCGCCAACGACCTGCTCAACCTGCACCAGAGCATCAAGGAGATGCAATGAAGACCACCACTATCATCACCGCGAAGATCCGGCCTGATATCTACGACATGGTGCTGCGCGGCCAGAAGCGGTTCGAGGTCCGTAGCGAATCGTTCTGCGATGCTCATTTCATCCGCTACGTGGATCCGGAGGACGGTCGCGAATTCCCGGATCCTGTTTGTCCGAGCCGTCGGTCTTCAATCTACCGTCTCGGCCCCGAATATGATTTCGATCGCAGCTCGGACGGATTCGTGCAAGCCCTGTCAGGTCTCAGCGAAGCCGCGTTTGCTGAGATGTTCCCCAATCCGGGGCACTTCTTCGCTGCTTACACTGGATCGATAAATACACTCTATGCGTCGCCGATCGGCGCACGGATCAGCACCCTGCCCCAGATATTCGAGGAAGAGCAATGAGGCAGAAAATAATCAAATGCATCAAGGACTCTATGGACGACATTCACGCTGACACTTTTTACGCTATGGAGGCTATCCTCGTCGGCATCCTCTTACCGCTGTCATTGCTCGCTGGCTGCGATGCCGCGCCCAGCGACCAAGGCGGCCAGTTGAGAGCTTACAACGTGGACGTCGGACATAACCGGCGCGTGCTGTGCATCGCCGACAATACGCAGAACGGCGCTGCCGTCTCCTGTAAGTGGGGGGAATGACGTGGGCGCAATGAATATTGACATGTCGGACCCGCGCCAGAGCCTGTCGCTCAAGATCGGCGTGGGAATCGCGGCCGCGATCAACTCGTTTCCCGACAGTGCGAAGCCCGATGCTGAGGAACTGCTCATGGCCGCCGCTGCAACTGGCTGGGCGCTTGGCCGCTGCTCCGATATGACGCTTAAGGAGAAAACGCACATCGAGGAGATGTGGGACACCGTGAAGCCCTACTACGATGCTGCGCTCTGCAGCGCGCAGGAAGACATTGCGGAGCGATGAGCCAGGCGAGAATCGACATGATCCGGCACTGGCACGATCTCGGCTATACGGCCGAATACATCGCCACTCTGCTGGGCGAGCCATTGTGGAGCATCCAAGCCATCATCAACAGCCAGCAGCAAAAGAAACGCCCCATCCGGAGACAGGGCATTGACCGCGAGAAGTCATTAGTCATTCTACCGGATGGAGCGGAACTTGGACACGTGCAATAATTGCGGAAACGAATCAGACCAGCCATTGTGCCAGCCATGCGCCACGAGGCTCGCCAATGACCTGAATACGCTGCGCTCAAATCTTCCAGCATTGCGCGAGGAGGCGTCCAGGCGCAGCACGGTCGTTCGCCGCGAGCACGGCGGAGGCTCCAGAAGCGTCGCCCCCATCCCATTGAACATGGGAGCATTCCAGCTTGTGCATGATATCGATGAGTTCGCCGGCATGCTCGGCCGGGCATTGCATCTCAATTACAACCGGCACATGCCAAGCGAGTCGCTGCTCAAAGCGGCATCGCAGCGGATCCCCGCATTGGCGTCGCGCAAGGATATCGCGCACCTCATGCACGTGGCCCGACGGTACGCGCACCAGTCGGTCATGACGCTCACGCCTCCCGAGGACCGGCGCATGGTCGGCCTGTGCCCGACATGCGAGCGGGAGCTGTGGTGCACCGACACCGAGATCGCCGGCCAGTGGATCGTGTGCAGATGTGGCGCCACGCTCAAGGTAGTGGACGTGCAGGAGCAACACCTGCTCACCTGCGCCCTGGCCGAGAACGACAACGCCCAGGGCACTGCATCCGCCGTCTCCAAGCTCCTGCTCGCCAATGGCATCAAGGTACGGCGGCAGACCATAGCACAGTGGAAAAACCGGGGTATACTCTCGCCATGCGGGATGGAATCAGGCAAACCGGTGTTCCGCGTATGGGATGTGTGGCAGGTGATGTCGAGGTAAATGACGCCGCGCTGGCATATACTTATTGCTATGACCAATGTTTTTGCCAATAAAGGCATGCAGTCGATACCTGAATCGGTGCTTGACGCGGTGGGACGCGGGTGTTGGCTGCCGGCACTGGCCTTGGCGTTGACGATTCCCGACGTGTACGGCCGAATCGAATACCCGCCGAAAGGGCCCACACAGGACGGCGTGCATGTGTTCACAGAAGACGGCAAACAAGTCACAAAGCCATACATGAAATACCCAAGCACGTTATCCCACTACCAGAAATGGTTCAACGAGTACGTGCACGACTATAAATGGAACGTCGGCCAGAAGTGCGCATTAACCAGGCCTAAAACATTCGACGGATACTTCTGCTACCTTCTGCGATGCAAGGTTCTGCATGAGAGCACGCATGACATCGATCCGAAGGGCAATCATCCTGTCGAGTTCAGGCTTCGGGTATCCCGCGATTCCGCGATGCATCCGGCTGATGGCGTGGGGACGACGGAGGAAGATAGTAAGCTGACGTATCGGATCACGGTCGATCCCGTTCACCTCTCCCAAGCGCTTGCCAATGCGGCTCTTGAATACGAAAAGGAAATCACGGGAGCGGAGGAGACCGACAAGCTGAAGCTTCTCGAGAAGTATCGTATGGATGTGGATGACCTAGATGAGTTCAGTGAATTCATGGAGATTTATAATCCTCGGAACCCTCGCGTCTCACTGTAATCGTTTTTTGTATTCTCGAACTGTAATCGCCATACTTCATATAGTTGGTCTTTTTCATAGATGAAATACCAACAACCAACAATACTTGCCCGGCTTCTTAGCCGCGTGTGCCGGCGTACTTCCTGGGCAACATCAGCCGGACGGCTACCTTTCAACGTCCGGCCCATACTTCACAAGTCAGGAGCGACCGGGTCGGCTCCTGCCGCCAACCACTTGCCCGCCCCACCACAATCCACAAGCCCCATATCCAGGCGGATGGGAGCGGGCAACCTACGTAACCCGGGAGGGGATGGCCATGCCGCAGGAATACGATCCCACACCCGCACCCGACGAGCCGGAACCAGCCACCCTGGCGGACGCCGTGCACCAGCTTACCCGCATAGCGGACAGCCTCACCCCGGATGGAACCATGGAGGTCACCCGGGAGCAAGCCGCCGCAGCATGGGAACAGGCGGGCATGCGCATCTACCAGGACCGGTGGCTGGACGCGCTCGGCCACCTCGGTATCACGATCGTCTGATGCCCACGCGCCCAAGCGGACGCTGCACGTTCACCGGGTGCAAAGCCAGGGCGACGTGGCGTGGACGCTGTGAGGAACATCAGGAACTTTGGCAGCGGCAATCCAAGCACACGGCCGTCATCAACCGCGCGCTTTGGGAACGCGTCAGACGACAGGCGCTGCGACGCGACCACAACACGTGCGTCATCTGCGGCAAACCCGGCAGCGAAGTCGACCACATTCGCGAAGTCGCTGACGGCGGCGCGCTTTACGACCTCGCCAACGCGCAGACGCTGTGCCATCAGTGCCACTTGAAGAAGACTTACGCGATGGCTCGCAAACGCCGGCTCGAACGCGAGCGCAGGAGTGCTGCTGAGGAGTCTTCCGGCGTGGATGCGATGGATGTGTGGCGTCGGTTGGGGTTCGACGCTTAGCGGCCATTCTCGCTCGTCTCTTGGCGCCCCGGGGGTAGGGGGCGTTCGCGAATCGGGAGGGCGACCCTCCGGCCGCGCGCGCCGAGGGCTCCTTTTTTGCGTCTCAGGTTTTTAGAAAAAATGGAGTTTTTCGGCCCTCCCGCCCTGGATGGTCGTTTCCACGTCGTTTTCGCCTGTTTTCCGCGTATTTTACGCCGTTTTCGGTCGTTGTAGCTGTTCTGGGGAGGTTTTCATGGGTGCTCGTGGTCCCCAGAAGGCTCCGTTGCGGCTGCGCGTTATCAATGGGCGTGCGGATGGTCGTGATTCGGGCGGCCGGCGGTTGGAGAAGCCGCTTGAGGTGGCCCGTGAGGCTCCGAAGATGCCCTCCTGGCTGCCGCATTACGCGAAATTGGAGTGGAAGCGGGTCGTTCCGCCGCTTGCGGCGAAGGGCCTGCTCAAGGAGGGCGATCTGGGGTCGCTCGCGGCCTACTGTCTGGCGGTCTGGCAGATGAAGGAGGCCATGTCGGAGCTTACGGAGAACGGTTCGCTGACCACGCCGGGCAAGGAGTCGCTGAAGGCGCATCCGGCGGTGGCCGCGTTGCGCAACGCGCAGTCGACGATCCGCTCGTTCGCCCATGAGTTCGGCCTGACCCCGGCTTCGGAGGCGAATGTGGCCGGGAAGGACGATGAGGAGGATGACGGCAACCCGTTCGCAGCGCAGTTTGGATGATGTGGAGCTGCCGTCCGCCTCAGAGCTCGAGCGGCTGAAGCTGAGTCCCGAGGTGGCGGCGTATATGCTGTCGCGGGGCCTGGAGCTGCCGGAGGAGTGGCAGGCGCCGAAGATCAAGGTGCCGGAGCCGCGTGACGTCGAGGGAGCCGTGTTCTCGCCGGACCGCGTCGACCGGGTGCTGGCCGCCTTCCACATGCTCAGGCATACGCAGGGCAAGTGGGCGGGCAAGCCGTTGGATCCGGCCGCATGGCAGGTCGCGTGGATCCTCGCGCCGGCGTTCGGCTGGCTGCATCCCGACGAGGACGGGAACTACGTGCGCATCGTCAACGACCTGTACGTGGATGTGCCCCGCAAGAACGGCAAATCCACCCTGTCCGGCGGCATCGCGGTGTACATGCTGGGCGCGGACGGGGAGCGTGGAGCGCAGGTGGTATGCGCGGCCTCCACCGAGCACCAGGCGGGCTTCGTCTTCCAGCCGGTCAAGCAATTGGTCGAGAAGACGCCGGCGCTCGAGGGCGTCATGAAGGCTCACCAGAAGCGCATCGTGCACCCCGCGTCCGGCTCCTACATGGAGGTCATCAGCTCGGCGGCCGACGCGGCGCACGGCATGAACCTGCACTGCTTCATCTGCGACGAGCTGCACGTGTACAAGTCCGGCGACCTGGTGCACACGCTGCAGACGGGCCGCGGATCACGCACGCAGCCGCTCGGCGTGTACATCACCACCCCGGACGCCGGCAAGACGCACACGATCTACGACGAGACCCGCCGCTACGTGGAGCAGCTCGCCGAGGGAACCATCCACGACGAATCCTGGTACGGGGTCGTGTGGGGCGCGTCCGAGACGGACGACCCATTCGCGGTCGAGACACAGATGAAGGCGAACCCCGGCTATGGAGTCTCACCGGCAGCAGAATACCTCGCCAAACAGGCGTTGCACGCGAAGAACAGCCCATCCAACCTCGCCAGCTACCTCAGACTGCACCTCGGCATCCGCACCAAACAGGAGACCCGCTTCATCACCCTCACGTCATGGGACCGCAACAAGGGCCCGATCGCCGCACAGGACATGACCGAACGGTTCAAGGGACTGCCATGCTTCGGCGGCTGGGACCTCGCGGCCGTATCCGATCTCACGGCGTGGAGCCTCGTGTTCCCCCATGACGACGGCACGTACGACTGCATGCTCCGCTTCTGGACGCCCGAAGGCAACCTGCCGAACCTCGACAAACGCACCAGCGGATCCGCCTCCACATGGGTGTCCGACGGATACCTCACGCTCACGCCCGGCGACGTCACCGACTACGGGTACGTGGAACGCCGCATCCTCGACGACCTGCGCGACTACGACGTGCAGACCATCGGATACGACCCCTGGAACGCCACCCAGGTCGTCAACGACCTCGAGGAGCAGGGCGTCGCGGAATCACGTCTCACCGTCGTCCGCCAGGGCTCCAAAACCCTCTCCCCGGTGCTCAAGGAACTGCAACGACTCCTCCTGACCGGCACCACGGAGCACCCCACGTTCCGCCACGGCGGCAACCCCGTCCTGCGCTGGAACGTCGACAACCTCGCCGTCAAATCCGACGCCAACGGCAACGTACAACCCTCCAAAGCCGACGCCAGGGACAAGATCGACGGCGTCGCCGCCACCCTCAACGCCCTATCCGAAGCCATGACGCGGCCGGTAAGGCCCAGCGCATACGAGGCGCACGGACTCATGACCATCTAACACATACCGACGATTGGAGTGCCCATGTGGTTCCTTCCCGGACGCAGGATCACCGTATCCCTCACCGACGGGAGCGCGCTTTCCGGAGTGACGCGTCTGACATGGCCCGGCCGCGTAAAGCTGGGACAGGTGTCGGTCTCACAGGGCGACGTGCCCGGAACCGTGTTCGTCTACTCGCGCGCCGTGCTCACGATCCAGGTGGTGGGCTGATGGTCGCGTTCTCCGATTCGCATGGACTGATTCTCAAGGGCGCCGGTTCGCCGGAAACCGTCACAGGGCAGGTGCAGGGCACTGCGACGACGCTATACACCGACGTCGAGGACAGCTATGTCGGCACCCTTTCGGCGCAGGAGGTATGGCGCACGCAGCCATCCGTGCGCAAGGTAGTCGGATTCATCGCCCGATCGGTCGCCGCACTGCCATGGAAGGTATATGTGCGCGCCGACGACAACGACCGTCCACGCATCTCCGACAGCCCCGCGGAGCAGCTGCTCCGACAGCCGCAGCCATGGGTCAACGGGTACGAGCTGGTACGCAATCTCGTCATAGACAAGCTCCTGTACGACCGGTTCTGCGCCATCTGGGTGCCCGGCGGCTTCGGTCTGCACCGCATCCCGCCCCGACTCGTGGTCACGCGTTCCGACATGGGCATCGACGAGCCTACCGAGATCCAGATCAACCTCGACGGACGCCTCCTCGACCTGTCTCAGAACCCCGAGGTCGCCGTCGCCATGGGCATCGGGTGGAGCGAGTTCGACGCCATGGGCATCAGCCCGCTCGTCACATTGAGCCAGATACTCCAGGAGCAGCGCCGTTCCGTCGCCTGGAGGTCAGCCCAGTGGGAGCGCACGCCGAAGTTCTCGGGCGTACTCACTCGGCCCATCGACGCCAAATGGTCGAACGATTCTCGCGCCAGATTCAAGGAGGACTGGAAGGAGTTCTCCGCCGGCAAGGCTGGCGCCACCCCGATCCTCGAGGACGGGATGACGTACGCGAAGATCGGCGACACCATCAGCCCCAAGGACGCGCTCGACATCGAGGGCAGACGGCTGTCCGACGTCGAGGTGTGCAGCTTCTTCCACATCGCACCCGAACTGGTCGGGGCCCGTGCCGGCAGCTATGCAAGCGTGGCCGCGTTTCGCGAGATGCTCTACGGCCCCGGCGTCGGTCCGATCATCACCGAACTCGAATCGGCCTTCAACGCCCACATCGTGCCGGCCATGGACCCACGTCCCGGCGTGTACGCATCACTGGACCGCGAGGAGGCCATCAACGGCTCGTTCATCGAGCAGGCGGACTTCCTCCAGACATCCACCGGCGGCCCCTGGATGACGCGAAACGAGGCCCGAGGACGCATGGACATGCCGTCGATGCCGGGCGGAGACGAACTCATCACGCCGCTCAACGTCACCGCCGGAGGCCAGGCGTCACCCACCGACTCCGGATCCCAGAACATCAAACCCGGCGCTCCGGCACACGCGCCGCGCCCTTCGGAGAATTGAGGAAAACACATGGACATGAAGCATCTGACCTTCAAGACCGACTTCAAGACCGCCGACGCCGATGACGACAAAGGCGAGTTCGACGCGCTCGTATCGGTCTTCGGCGTGACGGATTCGCAGAGCGAGGTAGTTGACAAGGGCGCGTTCGACGGCGCGCTCAACCGGCTGCAGGCCAAAGGCGGCGCCATGCCGATCCTCTGGTCGCACCAGTGGAACGACATGAAGAGCGTGCTCGGGTCCGCTCAGGCCGAACAGACCGATACGGGACTGCTCGTGCACGCGACCCTCGACATGACGAACCCGGAATCCGTACGAGCCCTGCACCTCATGAAATCCGGTCTCGTCAACGAGTTCTCGATCGGCGGGATGGTGCCCCGAGGCACCGCTGTGACGAAATCGGAGGGTGGACGGATCGTCCGGCACCTCAAGGAATTCGACCTCGTCGAGGTGTCCCTCGTGCTGAAGGGAGCAAACCCAGCCACCCGGCTCATCGACGTGAAAAGCGCCGCCGATGACGAGGACGCCTCCCACAGCCTGGCCGAGAACCTGAAATCCATCCACCAACAGCTTGGCGACGCCATCGAGGAAGCGGAAGCGCACCCCGCGGGCGGAACCGAAACCCCGCCGCCATCCGACGACGGGAACACAGACGAGGCGACCCGCAAGACGGCCGCCGCAACCATTTCCAGGCGGCGCGCCACTGCGCTCCTGGCGTTACAGGCCGAGCTTGCCCGGCCAGAGGGGAGTCGGGCATGAACCCGGACGAAAAACTCAAGTCGCTCCTGACCGAGGCCACCACCTTGCAGGCCAAGATCAAGGACAACAAGGCCGACGACGCCGACTACACGCGCGTCGACGAGCTCACCGGCGAAATCAAGGACGTGCGCGGCAAGATCGACTCCGCCAATCGCTTCGCCGCCGAATTCAAGGCGGCCGGCGCGCTCCAGGCCGGCAAGGACACCAAAGGGAACCAGGACCCTGCGCCCGACGTCACCCAGGCGGCGACGCTCGGCGAATTCGTCGTCAAGAGCCTTGGTGAGGACGGATTCAAGCGCCTCAAGGGTGGCTCCACAGTCACCGCCCCGGTATTCAAGGCCGCATCCGACGCGCACACCACCCCGCAGGAGCTGGTGTCCGGATTCCTCACCACCTACGACCCGAACATCGTCCACGGATACCGCCGACCGCTCGTCACCAGCCTGCTCGGAACCGGAGCGGTGAGCGGAACCTCGATCACCTACTTCGTGGAATCCGCCACGGTCGAAGGAGGATTCGCCAACGTCAAGGAAGGAGCCCAGAAGCCTCAACTGCACATCGCGGACCCCACACCCGTGACCGACAACGTCCACAAGATCGCCGCATGGTTCGCCGTCTCCGACGAAATGACCACCGACCTGCCCTTCTGGCAGTCCGAAATCGACCAGCGCGGACTCTACCTGCTCGGCCTGTACGAGGAGGACCAGCTACTCAACGGCGACGGCACCGGCGACAACATCCTCGGCCTGCTCAAACGGCCGGGAATCCAGACCGAAGCAGTCGACACCACCAGCGGATCCAAGGACACGCCAGCCGACGCGATCTTCCGCGCAGGAACCGACATCCGCACCGCCCGCGGCCTCGAACCAGACGGACTCATCCTCAACCCGGCCGACTATCAGGCCATCCGCCTCGCCAAGGACGCCAACGGCCAGTACTTCGCCGGCGGACCATGGTCAGGCGCCTACGGCATGGGATCCGTCACCGCACCCCAATCAGCCGCCACCTACCCGTCCACCATCCCCAACTCGCCCAGCCTGTGGGGCATCCCCACCATCGTCAGCCCCGCCGTCGCCAAAGGCACCGCAGTGGTTGGAGCGTTCCGCGTGGCCGCCACCGTATACCGCAAGAACGGCCTGCAGACCAAACTTGACCCCTACACCCTCATGACGGCCAACCAGATCCGCACCGTCATCGAGGAACGTCTCGCCCTCGCCGTACGACTCCCCGCCGCCATCGTGACGGTCGACCTCGGCACCGCCGGAACCACAACCCCCGGCAAGTGAGATGACCAATGACGGGAGATGACCAGACCGAGCAGGAATACGAGGGGATGACGCCTCTGGCCCTTCCCGCCCTACTCGCCCAGAAACTCGACGTCACCGAGGACGACGCGCCGATGCTGCTCGCACTAGACCTCGCCAGCGCCAGATTCCGAGGCCAGACCAACAACCCGATCTCCCTGACCACCGAAACGGTCACGCTCGACGCCCACGGCACACGCACCCTGCTCCTGCCCTTCACACCCCTCGTGGACGTGCAGGCGCTCGCCGTCGGCGGAGTGACGTACGGGCCGGGAGGCTTCGAGTGGAGCGCGGCGGGAATCCTGCGCTTTCCTGATCCCATCGCCGACCGCTGGCGCACTGTCGAACTGACGTGCACGCACGGATACGCGGAGATCCCGCAGGACGTGCAGGAGGCGGTCCTCGACCAGGCGACGGCCATGTACCCGGTGCTTTCGGGCAACGCGTACACGTCGTACACCACCGGCACCGAGTCGCGCTCTTTCAACACGCAGCTGCAGGTCGGCTACTCGGCACAGTGGAGCGCGTGCGTGCAGAAATACCGGGTGACGGGCTCATGGTGACGGACATCCTGCACCGCGAGACGGTCACGTTCACGGTCCCCGGCAGGCCCGTCATGGGCCCCGACGGGGAACCCGTTCCCACTGCGAACACCGTCAGCCTCACCGGATGCAACATCCAGCCGGTTGTGGCGATGGGCGACGACACGTACCTCGGCCAGGTCACGCAAGAGCGCTGGCGGCTCAACTCGCCGAACGGCGTGCATCTGACGGACCTCGGGGTGACTCCCGACAGCATCGTCTCGTGGCGCGGACAGACCCTGTCCATCAGTGGCGTGATCGGCGAGTGGTACCCCGGCGACCGCATGCTCGCGCATTCCGAGATCTATCTGGTCAAAGGCGGTGGATGATGCCCATTCCGTACGTTCCCGACGGTTCCATCATTGAGCAGGCCGCCCAGTCGGACGAGGTGCGCCGCGTATTGTACGAGGAGGCCCAGCGTCTTCTTCCCATAGCCCAGCGCATCGCCTACCAAGAGAACGCCACCCAATTCGGCGACAGCCTGCACATCGAGACCGGCACCCGCCCCGGTATCAAGGCCAAGCAGGGCCTGAAACGTCCCTACGCAAGGGTCATCGCCGACAGCGAGGACGCCGAAGCGCAGGAGTACGGCACCTCGCAGAAACAGAAGACCATGATACTCGGCCGGGCCGTCGCCCAACTGGGGGACTGATGCTCACCTACACTCACCCATTCCCCATCCACGTGCAGCTGGTGCGCCACTGGCTCATGGACCAGCTGCACATGGACGTGTGGACACGCACGCCCAATGACATGACGGCGATTCTGCCGGTCGTCAAGGTCGGCGGCTCCCCATCCGGCTGGGCCGACGGCTACACGCGCTCGGCCAGCATCGACATCGACCTGTTCACAGCCAGTCAGGGCGACATGGACCGGCTCTCGCAGCAGGCCGACATGGCGATGCTGCGCCTCGCCGGCAACGGCAACTCATACGGGTACGTGGACGACGTGACCGGGGGATCATTCGCCGCCGTCGACTACGGTGACCCCGACCTGCTGCGCTATGTCGCCACCTACTCGCTCACCATGCGGCCAACAGCCAACTAGACAACAAACAAACAATCCAATCAAGGAGACACCATGACAGACCCAGCACCCACCTTCGCCCCGGTAAGCAGCCAGCTCGCCGACAATTCCAGCTACGTGCGCAAGCACGGCACATCACTGCTCGCAGTCGCCGACTATTCGACTCCAATGCCCACAAGCTTCTTCGACGCCACTACCGGCAATCCAATCGTACTGCCCACTGGATTCATGAACCTCGGATACGTGAGCACCAAGGGATTCACGCTCAAGAAGGACATGAAGTCCGACGACACGACCATGCTGCAGGACCTCGACCCGGTGCGAAGCGACCTGTCCAGCAGCACGCGCACGCTCGCCGCCGAATTCGGCGAGTCGAGCGCATGGGTCAAAAGCCTCACGGCCGGCATCCCCGTATCCGCATGGCCCGCACAGAATAGCGCCAAGTGGAGCATCGACGAGCAGGGCACGAAGGAATACCCCTACCTGCGGCTCCTGCTCCTGTCCCAGGACGGCGTAAGCGACCAGGCAGTCTATCGCGTCGAAGCCGCATACCGGGCCAAGATCACCGACGTCGCTGACCGCACCATGAACCGCAGCGACCCAGAGGTCGAAGCCGTCACGTTCACCTGCTACAAGGACCCACTGCTCTTAGGCAAGTCCTACCACGAGGAATCCGCGCCGGCAGTCCACGCCTGAGCCGCACAGCAAGCAATCATCTAAGGAGCATCAATGACCGCAATCTCAATGAGCCAGATCATCGGCAAATACAAGGAGACCCACCCCGAGGTCCGCGAATACACGGAGATCCTCGTGGGCAAAGGCAAAAACGCCAAGAAGTTCAAAATCAAGCATCCGGTCTACCGGACGAACGAGGAGAACCGGCGCATCAAACGCTCCGCCGACGCGGGCGGCGACGACCTCGTGAAAGCCATCCTCGGCGACGACGAGTACGAAGCATTCATCGCCGCCGGCGGGCAGGACAACGCGATCCTCATGCTCCTGCAGCTCATGAGCGAAAACGACCTGCCCGCCATGGTCGCCCCGGACTCCGAGGGAAAAGACCAAGACGACTAGCCCTACTCGACATGGCATTCCAGCTGCTCGACAACCACGGCAAGCCCGAGGAGCTGGAAGCACGCCTATGCAAGGAATACGCGCCGCGCGACCCCATCCGCGAATTCTGGGAGGGTCGGCTCACCCTCAGAGGACTGAACGCCCTGATCGGCGGACTGTCCGCATGGTCGGACCGCGAATGGCTCCTATGGAACGTGGAAAGCCGACTGCGCGAGCGCATACTCCAAGCGCACAACGCCATCTACGAGGATCCCATCAGCCAGGACGACATCAACTACCTGCCCAACCCCGATAAGACCGACGACGAGCCGGAGCCGGAAGACACCCAATCCACCATGCTGCTCGACAAGGCGGCCGCAATCATGTTCGGAGGCTAGCCATGGCAGGAAGAGCAGCATGGGTCGACGTCATGCCCAACATGAGCCTGTTCGCCAAGACGCTCATGGCCGGCACCAACCAGGCAGCCACCCAAGCCGGCCAGACGGCCGGCAAGAGCTTCGCCGCCAGCATGAACAGCGCATCCAAAAGCGACCTGCTCAAAACACAGGTCGACGCCATGACCGCCGCCGTCAGCAAAGCCGAACGCGCCACCCTCGACGCTACCCGCAACATCGTCCAAGCCAGAGACCGGCAGAAAGCCGCCGACCAGCAGGTAGCAGCAGCAGAAGCCCGACTCGCCGAACAAACTCAGAAACACGGAACGGCCAGCAGCCAGGCACTCAAAGCCCAAAGCCAGCTCACCCAAGCCCAATCCAAAGCCACCACCGCCGCCAACCAGGTCGCCGACGCCGAAAAACAAGTCAGCGCAGCCCACAAAGCCACCACCCAAGCCACCCAGGCGCTCGCCGGCAAGCAAGCCGAACTCAACGCCGAGGAAGCCAAGACCCCCGGAATCCTCGACAGGTTCGGCGGATCAAGCGAAAAAGCCGGACGAAGCGCCGGCATATTCGGCAAAGCCGTCAGCGGCGCTCGCAGCATGGTCGGCGCATTGGGCGTGACGATGGGCGCTGTCTCACTGGTGTCGTGGGTGTCGTCCGGAGTCAAATCGGCCGAGGATTTCCAGAAGCAGATGAATCTGCTGGTGACCGCCGGCGGCGAGGAGGAGTCCGCGCTGGGCGGCGTGGCCAATGGCATCAAGGGCATCGCGGTGCAGACCGGCATCAGCACCTCGCAGCTCGCCGAGGGCATGTACACGATGGAGAAGGCCCAATTTCGTGGCGCGGATGGCTTGAAGGTCCTGAAGGCTGCGGCGCAGGGCGCGACGGATGAGCAGGTCGATCTGGGCGTCATGACCAATGCCTTGACCAGCATCATGCGCTCCTACAACATCCCCGCCTCGCAGGCGTCGAGCGTCACCAACCAATTGGTGGCCGCGTCCGGCGAGGCGAAGACCACGATGCAGCTTTTCGCCGGCAGCCTGTCCACCGTGCTCCCCGTCGCATCCGCCGCAGGACTCTCATTCGCGCAGGTGGCCGGCGCCATCGCCACGCTCACCAGCCATGGCACGTCGGCCGACGAGGCTACGCAGGAGCTTTCGAACACCATCCGCGCATTGCAGGCGCCGAACAACGTGGCCATCAGGGAGATGCAGCAGTTCGGCATCAATTCGCTGGACGTGGCGAAGAACCTCGGCAAGAACGGGCTGACCGGCACCATCGGCTACCTCACCCAGACGATCCTGAAGAACATGGGGCCATCCGGCGTCATCATGCTCAACACGTTCAACCAGTCCAAGAACGCCGCCAACGACGCAGCCACCATGTTCTCCAAGCTCACGGGCAGCGCCAGGGACCTCGCCAAGGGCGTCATGGACGGGTCGGTGAGCTCCAAATCCTACCGCAAGGACCTGCAGTCGCTCACCCCCACGCAGGCGACCCTCGTCGGCCAGTGGAACACCATGTACCAGAAGTCCAAGGGCTTCAACGACCAGCTGAAATCCGGCTCGCCCACGGCACAGACCTACACGGACGCATTGAAGAAAATCATGGGCGGAGCCACCGGCATGAACACTGCGCTCATGCTCTCCGGCGGCAGCACCAAGACATTCGCCAATAATGTGGCCGGCATCAGCGAATCCGCCAAACAGAACGGCACGGACATCAGCACATGGGCCGAAACCCAGAAGACCGCCCAAGTGCAAACCGCCCGATTCAACCAGGAGCTCAACGTCTCCCGCATCACCATGGCCTCCAAATTCCTGCCCGCCATTACCGGAATCATGCGCGTCACGACCAACGCCGCCACCGGCATCGGAGACTTCGCCAGCAAGCACACGACCCTCATCAAGGCCCTCGCCATCACCGCCGCAGCAGTCGGCGGCATGATCATCGGCTACAAGGCGTTGCGCGGAGCCATACTGCTCGGCCAGTTCGCGCAGATAATATTCGCGACAGCAACCGGAGGCGCTGCGCTCGCCCAGGATTCGGCGGCCATCAGCGCCGGAGCGTACGCGACCGCGCAGGGCATCGGCGCGGCGGCATCCACGCTGGCTGCGGGAGCGGCCACCGCGTTCGGTGCGGCGCTCGACTTCGCCACCGGGCCCATCGGACTCGTGATAGGCGCGATAGCGCTGCTCGCCGGAGGATTCATCCTCGCCTACAAGCATTCCACCGCATTCCGCAACATCGTCAACGGCGCATTGGACGGCGTGAAGAATGCGGCCATCGGCGTCGGCCACTTCTTCGCCGGCCCATTCACTGACTTCTTCAAGCAGAGCTGGGGAAAGGTAACCGGATTCTTCTCCGGAGCATTCAACTGGGTGAAAAGCAATTTCAAACTCATATTGGAGACCATCGGCGGACTGCTCATAGGCGGCCCCATAGGCGCGGCGTTCGTGGTGCTGTGGAACAAGAACAAGCAGTTCCGCGACACTATGGCCAATCTGTGGAACGGTTTCGTGAACGTCGTCAAGACCATCGGCAACGGGATAGTGACCACGTTCAAGTTCATCATCACGATGATCGCGACTGTGCTCATCACTCCATGGGTGCTGGCATGGCATCAGATGGAGCAGCCGGTCACATGGCTCTGGCACAACGTCATCGAACCAGCATTCAACGGCATAAAGAATACGATGAGCGCAGCATGGAGCATCGTCAAGACCACGGTCATCGACGCATGGAACAACGAGCTGCGAATATGGGGCGCCGTATTCACATGGCTCAATGCGAGCATCGTGCAGCCGGTCTGGAACGCCATCCGAACCGCGTTCAGCACAAGCTGGAATTGGATACGCGACAATGTCATCACTCCATGGGACAACGCGGTGTCCGTCATGGGCAATGCCCTCAGATGGCTGTGGAACGGCATCGTCGTACCCGCATGGAACGGTATGACGGGAGCGTTCGGCGCGGGCTGGAACTGGATCAGGACCAATGTCGTCAACGCATGGAACAACGCGATGACCGGCATGGGCAACATGTTCAACTGGCTGAACAGCAACGTCATACAGCCTGTCTGGGGATCCATCAGCGGCGCTTTCAGCAATGGCTGGAACTGGATCAGCCAGCACGTCGTCACCCCGATGGAGGGCGGCATCCACGCCATCGGCCAGACTTTCAGCGACACGGCAAGCTGGATCGGCACGTCATGGGACAAGGTCAAGGATGCGGCCGCCAGCCCGGTGCGCTGGGTCGTCAACACCGTGTACACCAACGGCATCGAGCAGGTGTGGAACTCGGTGGCGAAGGCCGTAGGACTCGACCTGAAGCTGCCCGACGCGCCCAAGTTTGCGGAGGGCGGCATCAACCCGGGGTATGCGCCCGGACATGACACCATACTGGCCATGACCTCGCCCGGCGAGGCATGGATGGTGCCCGAATGGACGCGCGCCGTAGGAGCCGGCAACATCCAGCGATGGAACCGTCTCGCCCGGCACAGCGGGCCGGACGCGGTGCGCCGCGACATGCTCGGCTACGCGGGCGGCGGCGTCGTGCCGCGATTCGGCATCGGCGGCGTCGCATCCAAGGCCATCGACTGGACCAAGGACAAGGCTGGATGGGTCAAGGACAAGGCGGTGGGAGCGGCCAGCGCGGTCAGCAACGCCATCAGCGGGGTCGCCGGAACGGTCACCGACTTTATCGCGGATCCCAGCGGCTCGATTCGCAAATGGATCGTAGACCCAGTCAAAAGCATGCTCGGCAATGTGGGCGGCGGAGATTGGGGGCATATGCTCGGCCAGTTCCCGCTCAAGATCGCGAACGGCTTGGTCGACAAGGCCAAGAGCCTCATGTCCAATGTGGGCGGCGGACCGTCGGGTACGAGCGTCAATTTCCAGCCGGGCGCTGGCGTGGCACAATGGTCCAGCCAGGTATTGCAGGCGCTCTCGATGCTCGGACAGCCCGCAAGCTGGCTCAACACCGTAATGCGGCGCATGAACCAGGAGTCCGGCGGCAATCCCGATGCGATCAACAACTGGGATTCCAATGCGGCCGCAGGCATGCCCTCGCAGGGCCTCATGCAGACCATCCCCGGAACGTTCCACGCCTATGCAGGGCCGTTCGCAGGCCGGCCGATCACCGACCCGCTCGCCAACATCTACGCGGGACTCAACTACGCCATCCACCGCTACGGCAGCCTGTCCGCGCTGGACCAGCCGGGAGGATACGCGGAGGGCGGCATCGTGCCGCGCCGCCTCTACGACACCGGCGGAGTGCTCGGCCAGGGCATGACGCTGGTCGAAAACCGGTCCGGCTCGCCCGAACTGGTCCTCAACCAGCGCCAGCAGGATCTTCTCTTCTCCAAACGCGACCAAAACCATGAGCCTACGGCTTCCAGCACCCCCACGGTCAACCAGAAGTTCGAAATCAACGTGCATGCAGCCAATCCGCATTCAGACGGGACGATCTTCGGACGCTCCGCAGCCAGGCATGCGCTCGCATCATTGCAGGGGAGGGGCTAGATGCTCCCATACTATGCGATCTTGTATTACGGGCAGACCCAGATAAGGCTTTCAGGCAGCGCCGAGCAGGGAATTCCGGACGGCCTGGGGATAGCCAAGGCCGGCATCGAGGGCTGGCTTTCCGCGCCTGATCTGAAAGTGGATTTGACGCAGCGTGCGAATGGCGATGGAGCGCATGACATCGCTTCCAGCGACATACAGTACGCGGAGCGCACCGTCACCGTCCACTGGATCGCGATGGGCGACAGCAGGGACGAAACGCTCGCTGCCGCCATGAAGCTATCCGCCGCAGCGCATCAGACTGTCCGTCTTCGCGTGGTCGACTCGCTGAGCGATACATACGTCACCGGGTACGTGCGTCCGGAGATCGATGCGGCATGGCATGACGGCATCATGACCGGCACGCTCACCATCGTGTGCTACCGGCCGGAGCGACTCTCCTGGCAGAACCGCGAGACCCAGCTGTACCCGGTCAGCAGCGTTTCAGGCGGCCTGTCCTATGGGCCTGCAGGCAAGGGACTGGACTACGGACTGAACGGACTCGGGCTGTCATACGGCGTCACGGCAGGAGACCAGCGCAACATCGGGATGCTCCGCAACGAGGGAACGAGCCGCGCATACCCAGTGCTCACCGTCAACGGCGAATTCCCGGATGGTCTGATGCTCATCGTCGACGGGCAGCAGCTCGGATACGACAGCCATATCAATGCCACGCCGCTGGTGATCGACTCGCGGTCCGGCGGCGCATACATGGGAGGCGTCGATGTGGGCCGCTGGATCACAGGAGGGAATTTCCCGATTATCCCGCCGAAGGGGAGCGTGAGCGTCATGCTCGCCTCGTCTGGGTCCGGGTGGGTGACGTGCGATGTGCGCGATACCTACATGTGAGACATCATCGACGGCGCTCAATGCGCGCGAAACTGAAGGAGAACAAACATGACGACGGCGCTTGGAGTGGCGTATGACAGCAACGGCGTGGGGCTGGATCCGCTGACCCACCGGAAGATAATCCAAAGCGAATGGAGCAACACGGGGATAATGTCGGGACTCGTCGTGACAGGCGGGAGCGGATTGCAGTACCCCGTGTCAGCAGGAACGGCAGTATGCTCGATGGGAGACGCGGACGGATACACAGAGGCCTACTGGCCCGGCGGCCTCACCGAGAATGCTGTAGCCGCCGGAGACCTCGTATACGACCGGATCGACATAGTGTGCATGACGGCCAACACCGGGCCGACGGACAATCGCGTCCACATCACCGCAGTACAAGGAACGCCTGCGGCAAGCCCCACGGACCCAACGCTGTCACCAGGAGCTCAGCCGCTTCGCAGGATGCGGATGCCGGCGGGAGCCACGAGCACCGCATCAGCGATACCGGACGACAACATCAATTTCGCGATACGCTCCGGAGCGCAGACCGGACGCCTCGTCCACATGGAGGAGAACTACGAAGGCCCAGCGAATTTCAACGACAAGGGCAAGAACTACATCAGCATGACGAAGCAGTTCTATCTGCCCACCGACCGCCTGTTGGAATTCCGCTTCAGCGCCATCGCCTGCGCCTGCATGCACACCAATATCAAACAACCTACGCAGGATGCGACGCAGATGGCCTGCTGGTACGCAGGCATCCAGCTCGACGGCAATGACCTGCCCGGCGGCGGGCAGCAGTTCCAGGTGAGTCGCGCATGGGAGCCATGCCATCTCAACGCGCTCGCCGTAGTCCCCAGAGGTACCCGCACCGTAGCCCTGCGGAACTTCCGTGTGCAATGGGGCGAAAACGTCTATTTCATCTGCCATTCGGACACGCAGGAAACATATCCGGGCCGCATCCTCGAAGTCTGGGACCGCGGCGCAGCGCAATGACATGGCACCATTACCTAACCGAAGCGCGCACCGGACTCATCACCAAAGAGATCGACATACCATCATTCAGCGGATCCATGACCGTCAGCAGCTTCGGATTCTCCACCACCGAAAAAGGAACAGGAACAGACGGCGAAAACAGTCTCACGCTCCCATTCAGCCAATTCGACCAGCATGACGAATACGGAAACATCATCAGCCGCGCCACGCCCAGCGAAATCAACGCCCTGATCGGCATGGGACGCGCAGGACAAGCCACCACATGGTCATACGACGGCTGCGCCAACCCGCTCGGCATACCAATCCTATGGGGAGCGCTCGCCGACCGCGAGGATCACTGGCTCGACACCACGTTTTCTCTCTCCTGCACCATGGACCTGCTCGACAGCCGCCTGGCAGTGCGCGACGGCGCATACCACGACGGCACCAGCACCGACACGCTCTCATGGCAGGGACTCAGCCTGCGCGGACTGGCAGCGGAACTCGGCAGCCTCGCCACCGAACAGAAGAACTACGGTCAGCTCCCTATCCGATGGAACTACCGAGGCGAACAAGGGAACCACCAGCGCAACAGCTACTCCGCATGGAACATCCAGAACCTCAACATCAAAACACTGCTCACCAACCTCAGCAACACCGAAAACGGCCCAGACATGGGATTCCGCCCAACCTGGGCAGACAACACGCACATCATCAATGACTTCATCGCCGCCAGCGACGGCGACATCTATCTAGCAGCATCCAAAACACCGCCAACATTCACGGTCTCGCCATACGGCGGAACACTGGAAGTCACCAGCCTCTCATGGCTCCCGCCCATACAACGCTGGTACGGCACAGGAGCAGGAACAGACGCAAGCACCATCACCGCGCTCGCCGAGGACATCAGCCAACTATCCAGCAAAAACGACCCGCCGATTCTGTACGAAGCCACCTACAGCGACACCGACATCACCGACCAGCAACTACTCAAAAGCAAGCTCCTAGCGCGCCTCGCCGCACGCAAGCAGCCCATCGCCCAGCTCACCGGCACCGTCAACCTCGATGACCAGATGCCCAACGGGCAGCCCATCCACCCGCTCGGCTCATTCTGGCCCGGAGAACGCATCAACGCCGACATCAACGGATTCCGCACGCTGTCTGACAACAGATACCCACTGCGGCTCATGGAAATCGACTTCAACCAAAGCCATAACGTCACACTCAAAACCGACGTATTCATGCCAGACATCTAAGGGGGACGCATGGCCTACCACCCAGACATCACCCGCAAAGACGATATCGCGCTCGCGCTCGATGCGGCGAATATGGCGATAGTGGTGGCGAGCCGTCAGCAGACTGGCCCTGCGGGTACGATCACGACGCATAACGCTGACGGCTCGCTCACGGTGTCGGGCCCGGGCGCGGGGTCGGCGGGCGTGGCGAAGTGGGTGGGCAAGACCACTGCCCCGGGCAGGCCGACTGGGGTCACGGCGGAGTCGCATATGGGGTGCGTGTTCGTGTCGTGGGACGGGTCGCTGGAGGGCGGGGCCGACCCGTCGCTAGGGGTCGTGCGCCTGTCGATAGGCTACACGGGCGAGGATGGGCATCCCGTGTCCGTCGACCTGGCCGACCTGCCGTCGGCGGGCAGTACGTCATCCGCGTCGCTGCCCGTGGGCACGACGGTCACCGTCACTGCGGTCTCCTATGACGACGCGCACGACATCAACGGCACCCCAGCGCCGAACAGCTCCATGCCGAGCGACCCGATCACAGTGACCGTGGTGGATGAGAGCGTGGACATGCTCGCCCGGGAGCAGTCGGATATCGCGGCTGTGCAGGGACAGGTCGCGACGATCGACGGGAAGGCGGCTGCGGCGTTCTCGGCGGCGGACGCGGCCAGCGCGAAGGCCGACCTGGTGCGCAGCGATGCGGCGGCGGACACGCAGTCGGTGCGCGATGCCGCCGCGAAGGCCCAGTCGGATGCCACGGCGTTCGGCGCGGTCGCCGACAAGGCCGCCGCCGATATCAACACGGCCAACAC